AATTCATCTTTAAACATTTTATCGGCCTACTGTTTCTACTCTAACTTTAAGATTGCGCAATTGTGAACGAATGCTTGTTAGCTCGTCCAGTGCTTTTGTAAAATGACCATTTGTGTGTTTATCGTGACTTAGTTTACGATCCACACCCATTGCCATTTTAACATTGGCGATAGCAGTGTCGGTGGCTTCAATGCGAGCTTCAAGTTTTTCAATTTCTGTCATATCATTCCTTACAAAAACTCACACCTTCTGAATAATAGCCGTTACTAGAACCTAACCAACGCAAGTCCACATAACCCTTGCGAGTTGCAAACTTGTAGAAAGTCCAAGTATGGGATTCATATTCTTCAAAGTCAGTTGGGCTTTCACCTTCAACTTCTTCGGCAATTAGTATCTCGCTTCCCACTAGGTCCTGCAAGTCGCCCACGATGTCTTCAAGACTTACCCTTTCGCAGCAGGCTTGTTCATGATACATACGATAACGTTCACCGTCTGTAGTTACAAACACAACTTGGCCGTCTCCTACTTCACCCGTAATGCTGGATAGAGTCTTACCCTTTAATACGTCAACGTTACAGTGATGATCATAATAGCCCGTTTTATATTCCTATTTGTTGCTGTCTATGAGTCTATTATACACCCAAAACTATTTAATGTCAACCGAAATTTAAGTCACTAGATAGACTAAACCCACGTATGTAAGGGCATGTAAGTATTGATCTAACCCGAGTAAGTACCAAAATTCAGGATGAGTGTTAGCTGCCCAACCCATTTTTGCATTGATATTCATCTTGGCCCAGTCAATATGATAATGAACAACTGTATCCATGAGTGCAAGATAAATTGCAGCATACGGCGCAACCAAATAAAAACACGCAAATGTACCTACTCCGTGCAATGCAGCATGAAGCACACCACCGGGGTGCCCGTACGTACCCTTGTTCATCCACTGATACGGTCCCTGCAACGGGAAGTCAATGATAAAGTGCTTAGTGAATAAGGCTAGGATTAACAATAAGACTATCATACTAGTTTAGTTCTCATTGTATCCCGCCATTTAATAGCATCTTCCTCATAATCAAAATGAGGACTAAGTTCGATATTTTCGTCAAGTTCTTCAACCCATACATAGATACCGTTATATTCATCTGCAAGCAACTTCATATCAACTCCTTAGTGGTGGCCTTTAATTTCGCCCTTCATTGCACTAGCAATGGCGTCTTCCATCGAAATAGCAATCATCCCGGTTGCATCCATTCCCATATCGCGGCATCGGAACTTTTCCATCCCACTGATACCACCATGCAAGTGACCGTGCAAGTGAACTGATCCACGATGCATTTGATCCCACTCTGCAATAGGATAGTGGAACATTACAACCTTGGTACCGTTATAAGTGATATCCAAATACTTGTGTACTTCCTTAAACTCATTGCGGAAATTCACATCCATCAATGTCTTGCGGTCGTGGTTGCCTTCTACCAAAATCTTAATACCATTCAAACGCATCATTACCAAAGCGGCATTGTGCCCGCTCAAGAATGCTACATCTCCCAATATGTAAACGGTGTCGGCTGGTTCGATCAAATCATTCCATTCTTTGATCATAGCCTCAGTCATGTAGTCTACATCGTTTCTAAATCTTCGGCGCGTCTCTGGGCAGAAGGACATGATATTCTTATGTCCAAAATGCAAATCGCTAGTTACCCATGTTTTCATTTGTTTTCCTTAATGTAAGTATTATACACTAAATTACATTTATTGTCAACCTAATTTTAGCCCCACTGTAGTGAAGCCATCGTGGCCCACATTGCATGTTTCGTTCTAACTTTAATTGTCAGTCTGTTTTCTGCTGCATTATTATCTCTCAGCCCCCATTGCCAATCCCATCCCTGCTTGCCCACATTCTTCTCAAGCCATGGTCTATAGTGATCATTTGGATCAGCTGATTCAGTTAGACTTGCGGCCCAGTCACCGCTTTTTTCAACGGGTCCGTGCGGCCACTTAACACTGATAGTTACACCAGGCATCCAACGCCACCAGGCAGCTTCTAGTAGATTGCCTGCTCGTTTATGTATTTCCCATTTTGCCATATCTTCTTGTCTTTCTAATTTATTGCGAGGCAACTTATGTGGCCAGGGCCACATGCTTGGTTTTGGTGGCACAGGCCTAGTTAGCCAAACCATATCATTTTGCCCACACTAATAAAAACATTGTTAGATAACTTTCTTTTAGGAAGTATATATGACCTGGCCAGTTGTTTCTATTACAACGCCACTCATCCGCGGGAAATGTCTTTTCGCACCATTTACATATTATATCTAATTCTTTGTTATTATACAAGTCAACTGGATGTTTATAAGGTAGGAATAGGCGATATGATACATAGTCAACTATCAATGCACCTTTGGGTGGCTTTTCCTTGGCTCGCTGTTTGAATCTTGTCTTAGGCTTTTTCATAATCAGTTAGCATGAACCAAGTTGCATCGGCCCCGCATTCGAACCAAATCTCTTTGTTTAGTATCATCATGTAAAACTTTCTTTTGCTAGGATTATTTTGTAATTTTCGTTTTAGACCATCAAACTCGTAATATCGATTCCAACCTCTATACCCACTTGGATAGGGGTGTGGATCTTGGTGAAGTAATACTTTAGTCCAGCATCGCTCTCTAACTTCTTTTTGTTTATTCCAGTATTTCATGACCACCTCAATATAAACAACACTGCTAACTTTTCATCTTTGACTGTGATAGTAGGCACATATTCAAATGGGTCGTCGCCAAACGCATGCGGCGTCACTGATTTTGAAATACGCTCGTAGAACCAGGCATAATCGTTGCTGTCTATGAGAGAAGTCATATTGCCCCGGCCTACATTTTCGTACAACCATTCGATGCAACCTTCTGGCACGCCTTGCGGAAACTCTACTCTCATGCCCACCTCAAACTAAAGAACACTGCATCTTTTTGCTTTTCAAACACCCATCGTTGTCCCCTGCCGTAACAGTTAATGTCTAGGCTAGTACACCAGGATATAATATCAACTACCGTTTCTCTGGGTTGTCTCGGTAAATTAACTTCAGTCCAACCGTCTTGTGAGTATAAATCAGCAAGTACATGGAAGTCAATTTCATTGGCTATTTCCTTGACTGCCTTTGATATCATTTTTTCTTCTGTGGTCATTATGAATATTTTAACGCTATCATAATAGCATCTATTTCATTGTTAGTTGCTACAAAAACTTGGTCACCCCCACTAAATTCGTTAAAGTGAAAACGCCCATCCCATTGATTGCGAACCCCGCGCGCAAAGTAATGAACTGCACAGTCACCTAATGCTCGGTTAGGATACATATACTGTCGAATGTCTTCGCCCAGTGCCCATCCAAACGGTTCGTCAAGATCAAATATCTCTATAGACACTGGAAGTATGTGCTTGAAGTTCATAAACATATTTTCAATCGTGTCAGCACGAAATACAACAGTTTCTTCGTACCATTTATTCCAGTCTCGTGTTTGTTTATCTAGGCTAGTACGCCAGGTTAGATACTTGTCTTTGATGTATGCAATCATCGGTACAGTTCTAATAACATTTTATATTGACTATATGCTTCTTCTAATGCAGGATAGTTTTTTCGCATTTGTGCCTCTTCTTTTCTAGCTAGATAATCCTCTTCTGCATTATCATCCATTTTAACTAAATGCTCAAGCGCCCTTAACGGTATTTCGATATCTACGTTTTGCTGCCGGTCATTGTGAAAGGCAAGTTGACCTGATGCTGTATTTACATAATCATACCTACTATAATTATTTGCTCTAGTATACTCTATACTTGTGATACCATACCGCTTAACAAAGTCTTCAATTTTTTTATTATTCATAACCACCTCAACTTAAACATTATAGCAGCTTCTTCCCATTCGAACTGTACAATGGTAAATCCTTTATGACCACCTTCGCCAACATAATAATGGTCCCACTCCACGTGGAATCGTCTGAATGGCTGACCACCATCATTGTATTCTTCACACCATTCGAATGCCCCCTCGGGTAAGTCCTTTACCTTAATACGATGCGCAAAGTATGGCTTGCCGCTTCCGTAGTGATTCATTCCCACCTCAATAGAAACCAAGCTAGGTGTTTAGCTTCTTTAAAACAGAAAGTGGTATTACCAAACATACTATGCATGACCCAAATGTTACTGCCCATACCTTCCCAATTTTCGGGAGAGCCATATGTCCATTTACCTTCTCCTATATTATCCCTACACCACTGTTCCATTTCCGGATGTTGATGGTAGCGTTCTTTGCCAAAGGTAACCCAACTTGAATTATGTGTTTGTGTTTCAGCGTCCATATCGTGTACTCACTTGTTTAAGTGTATTCTTAGCATATTCTCCGGGCGGCGTGTCTTTATACATTCGTGCAATATCGTCTAAGCTAGTCCACATTAATTCATGTTCTTGTTGCTGTTTGTACACGCGCTCACGCAAGCTACTAGCATCTAAAATGCTTGCAATGCCTGCTAGGATACGCGGTAATACTCGTGCAAGAAAATCCAATTAATTCCACCTTAACAAAAACAATGTATATGCAGGGCCACTAATAAAGTAAATAGTTTCGGAGCCATTAGTGTACCAATCATCTTCTAGACAGTTATCACACCAGTCCGTAATATCAGTCCATTTTGCGCAACCATTGTATTGCCAGCTCATTCATGACCACCTCAATACAAACCAAGATAAATCTTTCTCAGTGCGAAACCAAAACTTACTATTGTTCATATACCAGCGTGCATTAGGCGTCCATACGCCGTCTTTGGGAGTGGGACCAAATGTGGTAATACACCAGTCTTCCATATTGGCCCATGTATCAATCCCTCCCCAGTCGTCGGCTAAGCCCCAACTGATAACAGGATGCACAGTATGATACCGTGACCCGTATACACGACCTTCATCTAGTGTTAACTCCATCGCAGTGCCATTAGTGTGTAGAGTTTTTCATGTATGTCGTATTCGTACACACTAAAACTCCAGGTTTGCCCCAGGTGCTCGTAAAATAATTCGGCAGGTTGGGTGTGCAACCATTCGCATACTTCTTTATTGACTCCTACAGTATACCAGGTTTGCCCATCCACTTGCGCTTGATTATGTATTTTAAATTTTGGATGAGGCATACTTATTAATCCATACATTTGATTAATTATACTCTTACCAGAACGCCGTGCCGCAGTGAACATTGTTAGTTCACCTTGTTTAAAAGCCTGCCAAGGGCTCATACTTTCAATGTCGTATATTGCTTTCATATCTGTATTATAACAGATTATGGATTAAATGTCAATACCCGCCTGCTTTTAACAACTCTTTGACTTGCTTAGCCATATCCGGGTCGCGTCTGAACTTGATAGCCCATTGTTCGGGACTGATGTAGCTGATGACCATGGAAACCTGATCCTCGTTTAACTCGGAAAGGAATTTAGTACCGCTGTCACTCTGATACAATAACCAAGGACTGATCTTACCAGTAGTAATCGCATAGCAGATTCGATTAGGATTGCAATAGCGCAAGCAATCCGATGTTTGAATGTTTTCCTGCTCGGCCAACTTGATTGACGTTTCTATGCTTCGTGCGATTGCATCGAATGCATCCTCGTTACGTGTATAATCAATGAGGTACTTTGTGTAGACTGTATCAGTACACCACACGTCAATCTTGATTTGTTCTTTGAGAAGCCAATCAGTGAACCTGCTGATATTTACTGCATTGATTTCAACACAGTGATTACCAAACTTTACAAAGGCATTGTAGTAGGGACTTTTGATAAACTCTTCTACCGTGCGATTCTTTGTACCAGTGCTATTCCGTAGATAGAATTGCAACCAAGCTTGAAAGCCGATTCGATTGCCTTTTTTATCACGCTCAATCCATCGATGCTTGTATTGACAAACGTGGCTAAACAAAGTAGTTTCTTTGGCAAAAGAACGCTTGCAAAATTCGCATTCATGCTTAACTGTATTACTTGTTACCGCGGTCTTTTTCATATTGTTCTATCTCAGCGTCAGTGATAACTTGATTAAGTGCTTCAATGTCGCAATGCTTTAAGTTGGGAAATAGATCAGCCAAATGACATTTGCGGCGTTGATCCACTACAAATGCTGATGCGAACTCAGTGATATCTGATGCACTTGCTTTAGGATAAATCTTAGTAAAGTATTCTTTAACGTCAGCATTCTTCGCCTGCTCTTTGAGCAAAGATACTTTGGTACTCAAGTGCGGAATCCATTTATGAAACTGCTTACCTTGACCGGGACTTGCAGCACACAACATCAGCCATTGCAGCTTAGGATGCTTTTGCACAATCTCATTGAACAAATGCATATTGGCATAGTGGTCAACACTGCGAACATAGTATCCTGCAATGTCACCCTTCGCTTGAATAGCACTCATCCAATGTGTCATCATGAATGGAACAAATTTCCGTTGTTGTTCTTCAGTCAAACTTTCAAGATAACCGTAGTCTTTTCTATCCATAGCAGCCAGTGCATCGAATAGATTAAAGTCTTGTCTGTCTAGCTTTTCGTCCGCAGGAGTTTTTACTTTTACTACTTTTGCTGATTTAGTTGCCATACTTACCTATACAATTTATTGAGGATTGAAATTTACCAAGCTTGGCTATAGTCGATAATCTCACAGTTGCGACTTACTTCTTTGACAAAATATGCACATCGTGGTTTAGGACCATCTTCTAACGGGACACACAAGAACTGTCCGTTTTTCAATCGGGGAGCGAACCAAGTTACATCATGATAGATATCAACAATGTCAATGGGGAGAAATTCTGCACTGAATGACGATAGTGGATTGAAAATGAATGCATTGAAGCCGCGATCATTAATACTAGTCATGGGTAATGTCTCTAGATCACCGTGTTCTTTTTCACCAATAACAATCTGCCAATCAACGGGCATCTTAATCGTATGCTTGCCAATCCTTAACACTAGTGCAGGAGAGTTAAATGATTCAAGAAAGATCAAGGGAATATAATGATAGTCTACGTTAAGAGGATTGCTATTATCTAGGATTGCGAATCGCAGATCATCAATCTCTTCGGGCAGAGTTTCCAAATCATAGAAGGTGTTGTCGAGGGTTAATATACGCACAGGTTATGTCTTTCAGTTAATTGATTATAGTCTATATAAGTAGGAATGTCAAGCTTTATTTGTAATTTAGTTTCTGTATAGAGAACGGGTAATTAGCCTCTTTATAGAATTCTTTACGCTTGGTCAAATGTCGCTTGGCAAATTTACAGCTTGAAGTAATGTCGTAGATTTCAACATGATCCTTATCTTCTGCCTTACGAATACCTCGACCAATACTTTGAATGACACGCACGAATGACTTACCGGGCTCAATAAGAACCACGTTGAAAATGCGAGGAATGTTAATACCAACTGCTGCTACACCGTATGTCGCAACAAGCACCAATCCAGACTCTACGGACACCTTGTCGTATTCCTCTTGTCTTACTTGTGCCTTGGTGCCACCGCTGATAAACACTGCATCAGGGATACGATTGACTAATTCAGTTCCGGCGTTCACACGGTCAACCAGAACTAGCGTATTACCGCTGGCTTTCAAATTAACAATTAATGATGCTATCGTATCCAATCTAGTTGAATCTTCGAGCAAATGTTTCAATTCAGTTTGATAGTTGGGGAACTCAACTTTGTCTTGTAATTGAACCACATTAACATGACAGTTTGCCAAGACACCTTGCTCTTGCAATGTACTTGCCGATAGCTTGCTGATAACAGGACCGAGACTAACAAATAGTGCTTGACTTTCGAACTTTGCCTTAGGAATAGTTCCAGTCAGCCCCCAACGAATCGGCACTTGCGCCATTACCGTAGTCAATAATGTTTTCAATGCATCTGCTTTTGCTTGGTGAACTTCATCAACGATAACACAGACAACACCTTCTAGGAAGTCTTGAATAGTAATTTCTGCTTCGCCTGATTTGGTGTTCTTCAACATTACGTTCAGACTTTGCCATGTGCAAATTGTATGTGTCTTATTGATATCTTTTCTACCACCGTAGTACACACCAACGTCAAGACCTAGATTAATATAATCTTTTTCAGTTTGTCTAACCAAGTCAGTGTTGGGTACAATGACAATACTACGACCGTATTGTTCAACTGAATGACTAAGGGCCGCAGTCATAATTGTCTTGCCGGCACCCGTTGCAATCTCTTGTAAGCACTGTGGATTCGTGAGATAATTATTGATAATCTCAATTTGATAGTCACGCAATACAATAGGTTGTCCTGCGATAGGATGACCAACGGGCCATACTTTGTGTTTGAATGTTTCCTCTGACACTTCTGCAAATGCAAAGTTAGTCTGATATTCACGTGTATCATTCAATTCAATATCATATCCCACACGATCCAAGATCGGGATAATCTCTTCAAGCAAGTTAAGATAGGTAGTACCACCGAGACTGAAATAACTGGTCTTGCCGTTCCATCTACCTAATCTGACTGCGGGCAGATATCGTGCACCCGGTATATCATATTCAAAAAGCTTCATTAGAGCTTTACGCTCTGATAGCTCCAGTCCCGTTAGTTTGCAGTTTACCTCATCTGCAATATGTATTGTACAAGTCTTCATTTTTACCTTATTGTTACCGGACGCGAGTCCACTAGTTTTATAATCTTTGTTACCCTATAGGGTTCGTATGCTGCATCAATTACTGTCCGAAAGCGTATGACTATCGGGAAATTAAAGGTAGATGCATCGGGCATTTGTTCGATATCATTAACGTCATAGCAACTGATATTCGCAATGTTTAATTGTTTGCGTAAGAGTACTTTACTCGCCAATAAGTTACTAGCACCTGAAAAGTACACGCACTCACATCCTAGTTCCTGCAACCATGGAACAATATCTACCACCTTGCCAAGTTCAACTATTGGATTAAACTGTGCAGCGAACAATTCTAACTCAGAGGTAAGCATGGCTTTTACCGATTCGTCAATTGTTATCCCGTAGCTAACCAATTCGGCCAACGTCCGGGGCTGCAAGTTTAATTCAATATGTGAAATAGCTTCTGCAAGAGGAAGAGTAAGTGCAGCTAGAAACAACTTACCATTATTATTTAGTAGAGTAGGTGCCCAATATTTTATATCCTCATACTCATATATGCTGTTTAGCAAGTCCGTTGTAACAGGACAATGGTGTATGTTATTAAAATGCTTCTTTGTTGCAGTGATAACAAACTTCAAATTTCGTGTTCCAAAGGTTGCAATATATGCTTTACTTGTATTATCCCATACAAAGTTATGCCCATCTGACTTGCTAACAGTCTGAATGAATCCTCTATTATAGGGAGCTTTGCACTTGATAGAATTGTTATCAATGGTAATAAAGGTATCAACATATTCAGCATTGCTAGGCACTATTGCCGTTTCCCACGGCAACTTTGCTAGTTCATCAATGTACATTCCCTTACTAGCAAACTGTTTAGCGTATGTGCCAATAATCTTTTGGAACAAGGTCACTTGGTTCGATGTTATATTATGTCCATTATGTGCAATCTGTTCAATGTTTTCTAAGAATTTTGAATCGTATCTACTCAGGCGCAGATTGTGCTTCATGTAATATATTAAGTGTTCTGCTGTTGTTACGTCCATTCACTATTATATAGTATTGCATTACTAAATGCAAGCGTAACGGCAAAAAAGAGACCTAAGTCTCTTTTTTATTTTTCAGTACGATTAACGCATACATGTTGATTTTGTCAGTGCTTGCCAATTTTGCGGGCTGATCTTTACCAAGTCTGCAATCTTCAAGCACATGCGCAAAGAAATTTCACGCAGTTTAGTGTGATTGTCCCACATGAAGTCGATCACCATTTGTGATTGTTCTGCTGTGAAATCGTAGTCAGCAAACAGACCACCATCAGCGTCACGATGCACTTGCTTGACACGCAACATTTTGTCGCTTTCAGAATTGATTGTTAGGTCCAGATAGTGACAACGAGATTGCAATGCATCCAAGTGAGCTTGAATCTTCTTAGACCGACGATCATTGAAATTCAAGTTAGTGATGAAAATAACAGAGCCATTGAAGTTGAATGTGTTCGGGATGCCTTCGTCACGCAAGATACGCGAATCTTTATTCCAAGAGATACGACGAGTCTTACCAGAATCGAGAGCACCTTTCAGCACGTTCAATGCGTCTTGATCTTCCCAAACATCACAGTCATCAAACACCAAAACGTTTTTAGCGTCAGAGTATTTGTACAGTGTAGCAAACAAGCCAATGCCTGACATTGCACCTTTGACAATTTCAAAGCGCGGACGCTTGCCAGAAATCTTGTCAAACATAGATGCCTTTTCCATCTGCAAAGTCACGCCATGTGATTTGCCGACACCCGGTGGACCTGTTACGATCATAGCACGAATGTCGCCGTTGATACATGCACGAGACATTTCATCAAGCACTGCAAAGCGTGATGCAATGCGGTCCATTGCTTCTACTTCTGTTTCTTTCACAGGAGCCGTTTTAACTTCAACGATAGCTTCACTGATAGCGACAGAGCTATCAACATATTCAATTTCATTCATACTATCAACAAGCACCTTAACTTCTTTAATCGCAATTGCGAATTGACCTTCATTCTTCACAGTAACGTAGCCACCTTTGGCGCCAAGTTGATAGCCCTTGACAAGAGAGAACACTTGATTTGTCACGGGCTGTTTACGATAAGAGCCATTGATGATGCGAACTGTAGACATTTAGTTTCCTTTTTACTGTTTAAGATTCTATTATATACCCAAAACGATTAATTGTCAAGTAAAATCTCGTTTGGGTAGCTGCTTGTATCAACAAATTTGTTGTCAGCTTGTGTAAGGAACCAGTCAGTCACATCTTCACTGAGGACCACTTCCTTTTCAATTTCTTGCACCCAAGCAAGAGGGACATCAAGTACTGATGCAATTCGATAAACATTGTCACCTTGTTCAAGGTATTCTGCGATAGTCAGTGCCAAGTTGCTCATTTTACTCATTTGATATCTCCTGTTTAAGTATCTATTATAACACCGTTTTGATTTAACGTCAACCGAAAGTTGCCAATAATTCAGTAACATCCTCGTCGGAACTATCACCCAAATCTTTTGCTTGCATGAACAATGCAGTATGACCAAATTTAGCTAGCTTTCGTCCGGATGCATCATCGTCACACACTGCAACGACCCTGCGATTTAAGCACGCCAACCAATTGGCTAAGTCAGGAGAGGGGTTGTTGCTTAACACTGCAAGGGCACTGTATCCGCGATCCGTTAAACGGGCCGCATCAAACACACCCTCAGTCAAGAATACAACATCAGGTGTCAAGTGCAAACTTTCAACACCCCAAACTGCTAGTGTAGGTTGCTTTTTGTACGTAAAGTACTTTCCCTCTCTAGGAGAATTTTGTGCTTTTTTCTCACCGTTGGGTCTATATTGCTGGTAGCCAACAAGCTGTCCGCTTAGATTCCACAAGTAAAAAGTCGCCACCTGTTCAACTTCGTCTAGCATCGGGCGATGCAGTTCTAAGTTTAAGTGCCGACTTTTCAAGTGTTTTTCTAACATAAGTGTATTATATCAGATTTCGGATTATTAGTCAACCGCTAAATGCCACTTCTCCATTGTGTAGAAAACAAAGCCATCGCGCTTGGTGGGTCTGAAAGAACCGCTGACGGTGACATGGTCCTTAGCAAATTCACGTTCCCACATATGCTGCAACGGATTACCATCATCAAGCAGAATCATAGCGCTATGATTCTCTTTGGTCTTGAGCCAATATTCATGACGAACTTTACTTGCAATTTTTCGCTTAAAGTACTTCACTGGGGTCAGACTACGTAAGTTACCGGGGTAGAATCCTGCAGGAACACTAACTATTTCCGTACGCATGACTTCCATTTTAGTGTCATATTCGTAGAATTCGGGAATACGAAACACCATCGGCACATCCTTTTCAGTGAACTGCTTCCCTGTACTGTGAATAAATGCATTCATATCTTTTCTGAACGCGGACAGCGGCATGTCCTTGAGTACCATCATCATAATTTTCTTGCTGTAATAGTCTCTGATAGTAGCAGCAAGGACTCGGTCCTCTTCGATAATGAAATCAAACAATTCATCATCTTTTAAGCCGGTAACATTGTGTGTGATGTTGTTATCACGTAATCGTTTCCAAGTTACACTGAGTGCCAACAAGTCTTCAGTTGAACGGAGCTGTTGTACTTCTTTGCGGATAGTCCATGGATTGGTATTTTCAGTGAGGTCTTCCCAAGCAGTAGAAAGATTAGCGGGTGAGTATGCCATATAGTACCTGTGTTATGATGTACGACTATTATAACAGGAAACCTCATATTTTGCAACATGAGGTTTACCCAATTTAGTTAAGCGAAATATCTTCCATTCCCGCAGCCCTTAGACGAACAATATGCCCTAGCATAAAGTTTTTACTTTCCAGGCCCTTGATGATACCAAGATACTGATTGCGTAAGAATGCAACAGAGTTGATTAGTGTTTCAAAGTCAACTACCTCATCCTCACCGTCTGTGTATCTTTCTGCATCACGGCTTGTTAGCGCCCTGTTGTATGCTTCCAGATACTTCTGAAAATGCTTACGGCGTAGTTTTCGTAGCTGTAAGTTTAAAAATTCAAGCACCGCTTCAACTTCTTGAAGCTGGTTGAAGTGACGCTCGGTGATACCTGGCAACGCAGCAACATTCTTTTCAACGTTACCCGAGATTTTCACATCAGCCTTCGCCGCATACAACTGCGCATCATGGTGAGATATGAAATCAGGGATAGCACTTAAATCAAATGAGATTTTTGTATACCAATTCATTTTTAGTAATCGTCGTTATCGTCGTTGTCATCACCGTCATCGTCGTATTCTTCTTCGACTTCATGTTGTTCAGTGTAATACTTAATTGCAGCCATGATATCTTTGTCACCCTTGAATTCAGTTTTGATTTCACTGACTTCATAGTTGTGGTCAATTAACAAATTAATCAAAGAATCGGCTGCATCCTTACGATCATTAGAATCAATGTGTGAGCGCAGTGTGTCCCACACTTCCGAAATCATATCTAAGCTCATGCTGTCTCTCCTTCAAGATCCTCTTCGTCACTTGGAGTTGGAACTAATGATTTGTTCTTTTCCTCGAACTCTAGCATTACTAGATCAAAAATACCATTTGCATTCTTGTTCCATTCCTTGCGGAAGTACTTGTGAACCACACCGTTTAAGTCAATATAAGTATAACGATTACCTTCTTTAGCAATCATGCCCTTCTTTTCAAGCAAGTCAAAGAAGCCGCTATATGGACTCATGCCGGTTGAGTACGGAATATGCAATTGAATATCTTCGAATGGCTTGTTGTAGCGAGTCTTCATGATCTTACACCCTGCACGGATACCAAGAACTTCTGATACCTTAGAACCATCTTCGTCTTCTTTCAGCTTGAGTTTCTTCATAGCCACAACGATAGAACTTGCATAGATGAAACCGGCTCCACCGGAGATTTTGTCATCCGGGTTGTACGGGTCTTGTGATGCGTATGAGTGATTAGTACACACCATACCAATGTTCAAACTACCGAACATGTTAACACAGTTACGAACAAGAGAGGTCAATGCCTTAGGCTTGCGGCCCATGTCACCCTTCATTTCACCGGCTTCGAACTGATTCACGTCAGTCGGAGTAAGCAACATACCAAGCGAGTCGATAACGAACATGACCTTTGGACGATCATCAGTTGGCAGTGTTTTGTATTCTTTAACAAAGTCACTGATAACGCGAGCCACGTCATCAATCATTGCCATGTTGAGTTTCAGCATTTTGTCATCGGTGGTCTTGACACCC